GTCGCACGGACGTTGTATGCAATTCTGGGGATAAAATGAGAAATGATGGCCAAGAATGCGATGAACATGGTCCAAGAGAGGTAAAACTCGAGGTTCTGGCGGGCGCGGTTGCTCGCCTGCTCATACTGGCCAATCTGGTTATCCATGGCGGTGACGGTTCGGCTCGTCACAGATGCGACCACCCACTTCACGGCGAACATGGGATTGAACGCGGTCGCAACGGCGCCACCCACGTTAATAACCTGTTGACGGCTCGGCGCGTAGTTCATCGCGCGCGTGCCCCACGACCGGGCGGCCAACGGCGCGTTACCAGCGGCCGTGGGCGCCATGGCGGGCACGCCACCTGCGGGCAGCTTCGGGAAGTGCATGATGGCAACGACCGCTGCAAGGCTGAATCCAAGGGTCAAAAGAATGCGCTTGAGAGTCGTGCGTGACAAGCACGAAAGCGCCACAGCTGGGTGCTTCTTGAGCTGACGGTGAAGCTCAGCCTTGCGTTGAGCCACTGGAGCAGCCATGGCCATCTGGATGCCCGTGGTCAGTGCCAACCGACGGTTGTTCCGCACGGACCCGTTCGTAGACCGGCCGCGGGGCTGCCACTGCTGAATCTCAGTAAGGGTAGGCATTTCCTTTATTTAACGGGACATTTTTTTAAGGTCCGCCTTGAATGACTTGGAGTACTTGCTGCGGACCCACGCGGCATCCTGCTTGTAAATGCGAGACGCACGGGGTGCCGTCCGCTTCGTCAGGGTGCTGATGGCCACAAGGCGGCGCATGACGGCCAGGGGCTTCTCACCCTTGCTGATCCCCTTGGACAGGGAAATGCGACGGTTCGTCATCGCCTCGACTGGGTGGTACCCGTACTTGGTGAGCATGCCCGCCTTGAGCTTGCCGATCAGCTTGGGGCCCTTGCCGGCCGCACCCACGTCTGGGATGGGCACCGCCTTGACGCGGGTCGTACCCGCCTTGCGGACATACGAGTAGGATGGGCGACCCTTGGACGCCCGGACCCGGATCACCTTGCGAGTCCGCTTTTGGGTGTAGCTGGAACGCAGTATCGCACTCATAGTGTGGTATTTACTGAGAAAATCCTACGAGAAACATGCGAAGCTTCGCCTCCTGATCCGCGCTAAAGTCAAAGAGGTTCAGTTTTCCCGGGTCGATCATCACGGTCGGGGTTGTGTATGTGGGTCTGAGACGCATCGTGGATGTCAGGATTGCAAACGCATAAGATTTTAGATCCTTAATTTCGGGTGAAAATTTCCAGTCAAAGGCGAGCGTCACGATGTCTTGGGGGTCCCTCCCCAGAAAAGGGCCGCAGGGGGTCGCTTCGGCCGATCCACCATCCACATAGTTCCAGCCATCATTCAATTTTACAGGTGAAATAACAAAGGGAATGGCAATTGTGGCCGATACGGCATCGATGACGCTCATGGACGGGGTCGAGTCGACCGAAAAGTACACCGTCTTCATAGAATTCACACAATATGAGGACATGTGAATCTTTATAGGAAACCACTCGTAAAGCTCTGTGAATGTCATGTCGTCCCGGTCCGTGAAGTATTTAATCATATCACTAAATGTTTTTCGCAATTTAGAAATTGAAATGAGACCATAGTCCTTTATGAGACTTCTTAGGTTGGGTTTCATGAGGGTCTTGACCGGTATGGTCAATGAATAATCAAGAGCCTTTGTGGTGTCCCCCTTTGTGAGGGCAAACACAAGAGCCAAGAGCCCGCCTGCGGACGCCCCCGAAATCTCCTCGAGGTTCGCAAGCTGGCCCGCCTGTTTAAATTTTGAAATAGTACCAAGTAATGCAAAGTACCCCATTGCCCCGGGACCAATGGCCAAGTACTTCATTCTACTAGGCGTCTAGTAATACTGGGGGAAGAATGAGCGCAGGGTCGCGAACACGATGGCGAACACCAGGGTGTGCACGCCGACCTGGACACCCAGGCCCGCGCCACCTGGCAGAGCCAGCAGCACGCCGGGCGTCAGCAGAACGAACAGCAGAGCTGGCACGATCAGGTCGGTCGTCGTCAGCGCCACCTTCAGCACGTACTTGGCCAGAGCCCAATAAACGACCGACAGGACCACGGCGTGCACGACCGCCTGGACGAGAAGGCTGGCGCCGCTGGGCAGGGCCAGCAGCAGGCCTGGGCTCAGGACGGCGAACAGCAGGGCTGGGGCGAGAACCTTGGGGCCGGTAATGTCGATCATTTACTCTTTGTCGATATAATTTTCTACCCACGCGTAAAAGTTCTCTGGCCAGAGCCGCTCACCAATGACCGGAGCGTTCCTGATGAGATCCCAGAGATCCTCATGAGTAGGATGGGGCGCCTCGACAGTGTACCAGTGGCGGGGATCGATAACGAAATGAACAAACATATTGAATGTGGCCCGGTTCACGATGTAACGCGCCTCGGTGTATTCACGGATCTTCATCCAACCATCGAGGAGCTCCTGGGAGTACATATCCTGCCAGTCTTCTGGATGGAGCTCTGGGTCAAACTCGTCCGAGTCGTCCGATTCGTAAGCCTGCTCGTAGTTGTAGGCGTCACGCGAGTACTCATCATTGAGACCCATTGTTTCTACTTACTATTAGTGCGTCACGTGGCTTTAACCCATGAGGTCCTTGAGTCCCGTCACGCTGACGCCCGAGGTTTCCTTCATGGGTGCCGCGTCCTGAATCGCCTGGAACGCCCCCTCGACCTGGGCCTCATTTCCACCAAAAAATGAACGCAGGCCCGCCTTGATGACATCCTTCGTGAGGCCACCCTTCGTCTTTTTAGTTTTGAAATTCACCTTGACCTTGTCCTGGACACGGACAGTGTCAATCTCGTTACGAGCCATATGTTCCGTCACAAACTTGCGAAGATCCTTCTCGCGTGCGTTAAGCACGGTGAGATCTTTGCGAGCTGAGGCTAGCTGCACCTTAAGGCCGACCCACTCGGTCATAGCATGCTTAAAGTCCATTTCTGGTAATTACATAGTGTTTATTTTGAGTTTTGCAACGCGAACTGACGTTTACTGATAGTCGTTGTTGATCTCGAACTTGGGGCGCATCACATCTGGGGGAATGGTGCTCAGGTTGAAGATGCTGACTGGGGTGCGGGGGTTCATTGGCTCGCTGCGGAAGTCGCGGTTGGCGTTGCGCAGGTTGCCGCCCAGGGTCTCTGGGTAGCCAATCTGGCTGCGGGGGTCCAGGTAGTTCTGGCCCGACAGGATGGCGTCTGGGCTGAACTGACCGAAATCCTCCGTCTGCACAACCTCGCGGGGAATCAGGCTCGCGGAAGTTGCTGGAGCGGGCTTGCCTGCGGCGCCGGAGAATGGGGCCGCGGACAGACCCTCGGAACCCTGCTGAGCCTCGGTGGCCCCCTGGGATCCATACGCGATGTTGCCAAGGTTAAAGCCCGACACGTTGGCATTGGCGGGGGCGTATCCGCTCGAGCTAGGGCTGACCAGAAGCAGAAGGATGACGGCGGCCAGAACCAGTATCGCGAGTCCCTTGCGATCCATTTATTATTAGTCGGTGATATTTTTTTGGACGGACTCAGTCCAGATAATCTGCTGGGTCCTCCTCGACCTCGGGCTCGTCCGTGAACAAATAATCCTTGGGCACCTCTTGGACGCGGGGGCCTGTGCGGACGCGGACCTGGATCACACGCCAAATCGGGCCGAACGACTTTTTGAGGAACCAGAGACCCGAGAGCTCGAGCATCACGTCGCACTTGGCCTCGGGCTTGACGTCCTCGAGGGCCAGTGCCGTCTTCTGGGTGTCGAACGCACACGTGGCCACCTGACCCTTCACCACGGCCAGTGAAGTGCCCAGGACGTCATCCGTCACGCTCTCCTGGAAAGCGCTCGCGATCGTCTCGTCGCTCAGCTCCTTGCCGAACCACTCCTGCTTGGACTCCTTGGCCTTGGCCAGAATCTCCTCGTCAATCTGGCTGAACATGCTGGAGTCGGTGAGCTTGAAATTGGGGTGGCGGACATCAAGCGAATCCTGAAGGACCAGACCGTTCACCTGGTGACGAACTGGGGCGCCACCCGCGGTGACCTTCAGGAAATAACGGCCGTCTGGGAGCTTCTGGGGCTTTGCGTACTCCATTATAGTATGTACAAATTTCTTCTTTAACATTAGATGAACGCGTGCAACCAAGAGTTCCTGAACAAAGGGTGCATGTGCCTTGCTGACCCCCTGGATCCTTGGACAAATATTTGCGCATATATTGATCGGCAAAATGGTCTCGTGTACCCATGCGACCTGGGCTGCTGCGTTCCAAGATGTGAAAATATAGGCCAGTCACAGAATTTGAGGATGGAATTGCACAGGACGGGGGGTGTGGAACTCCCCGAGGGGTTTGGGATCAACCTTCCAACTGGAGAGGTGCTCCCTGGGGCGGAGGGTGCCGCCAAAGAACCAATTCCGGGTAAAGAGGCTAAAATCGCATCGACCAAACCGACCAATTTTTTGGGCCCGATGGACAGACCCGACATCAAGGTTTGGCAAGTGGTTCTGTACCTTCTAATCTTTGTCGCCATTATTCTGGTAGCTGCAGGTTTTCTCGACTGAAACGGACTTAAAGCCTCGGGTCCCTGGTAATGTAGAAATGGCCACCACTACCCCAGTTACCCTGGATTCTATCGCCAAGGAGATCAAGGCTCTGCGCAAGGACATCCGCAAGATCCGCCAGCACATCGAGGACCCGAGCGGCGAGAAGGCGGCGGTCCGTGCCCAGAACAACGGCTTCAACAAGCTGCAGGACGTGACGCCCAAGCTTCGCGCCTTCCTGGGTCTGGGCGAGGCTGACAAGATCTCGCGGTCCCAGGTGACCCGCAAGGTGAACGAGTACGTCGAGGCCAAGGGCCTGAAGGCGGGCCAGAACATCACGCTGGACGCCGCCATGAAGGACCTGCTGCAGGTGCCAGAGGGCATCCAGGTGACCTTCCTGAACATCCAGAAGTACATCAACCCCCACTACATCAAGGAGGAGAAGCCCGAGACTGAGAAGAAGCCTCGGGCCAAGAAGGAGCCCGTGACCGCCCCCGTGGACGAGGCCCCAAAGGAGAAGAAGGTGCGCCCGAAGGTGGCCAAGGCGCCGGCTGTGTAAATATTCTAAAACATATAGTATATGGCGCGCAACAACAACGGTGGTATTGGTGGATCTGGTATCTTTGGCCTCATTGGGACCACGGTTCAATGCAAGGCTGAAGACAGTGGCCCGTACTGCACGATGGCCAAGCTTATAAACATAATCTTCTGGATCTTGATCCTGTTCTTCCTGGGAAAGCTGGCTCTTGATTACATCAAGAAGTGAGCCACTTAAAAATGTCACCCCAACTTATAACAACAAGAAATGGAACCGGCTCCTGAGCTGAATCGGGATCAGCTCAATACTCTGGTTGGCACAAAAGTCAAAAACGTCGAATTGTATCGGCGAGCCTTTACGCACAAGTCAGCCCTGAAGCGTTATTCAGGTTTGACTGGTTCGTACGAAACGCTTGAATTTATGGGGGATTCGGTACTAGGGTTTATAATCACAAAGCACCTTTTTGACCTGCACGAAAAGGAACAAGAGGGGTTCCTGACCAAGGCGCGCACGAAGATGGTCCGGGGTAAGACTTTGTGCGAGATTTCCAAGGCGCTTGGTCTCGACAAGTTGATTCTCATGGATGAGAAGGGTGAGCGCAACGGCTGGAACACCAATGAGCACATAATGGAGGATGCATTCGAGGCGCTCGTGGGGGCCATCTACCTCGATCTGGGCATGGTCCATGCAAAGACTTTTGTGTTTGAATCCTTCACAAAAGTCCAGACGTCACTCGTCGACGACAATTACAAGGACCAATTGATGCGCTGGTGCCAGGCGCTCAAGTACGCTCTTCCAGATTATCGCGTGGTTGGGAATATTAATGGTCAATTCTTCATCACGGTCGTAGTCGATGGACTCGAGTGCGGGTCCGGTTTTGCACTTACTAAGAAGCAGGCCGAACAGAACGCCGCCGAGATAGTACTTAAGACTGATCCGCGATTTAAGAATAAGAATGTCCCAACCGGAATCAGAAAGCAGGGTGATTCTGCGAGCTCGGGAGTTGCTTGCGGCTGAATACGCCGAACAAAGAAGTCAGGAATGGTTAGATCTCCGTGACGGAATGATTACGGCAAGTGACGTGGCGAGTGCGATTGGTGAAAATCACTATGAAAGTGTTGATGCTTTTGTGAAAAAGAAGGTTCTCAAGACCAAATGGGCCGGGAACGCCGCGACGGCCCATGGGACACTCCTCGAGCCTCTTGTGCGAGACCTCTACGATGCACGGACCGGACGCAAATCTCACGAGATTGGTCTGGTCCGGCACCGAGAGTACTCGTGGCTCGGTGCCTCACCTGACGGCGTCACGGAGGACGGGCTCCTGATCGAGATCAAGTGCCCCTTGACCAGGAAGATCGAGGCGAAGGTCCCGAAGCACTATCTGCCCCAGGTCCAGCTTCAGCTTGAAATTACGGACCTCGAAGAGTGCGATTTCATCCAGTACCGGCCGGGGGACGCGGTGAGCGTCCCGCCCCGCCCCGAAGAATTTGTTGTCGTTCGGGTCGTCCGGGATCGCGCATGGTTCCAGACCAACCTGCCCGCCATGA